ATGGATTTTTTAATATCATTTAATGTGAAATACTTAAACAACTTCTTAATTTTATACTTCCTTTTATCAGTCAACACTTGTGGATTATAGTCAGCATCTTTAACTACCTGCTTGTAATGTTCCCAAACTTCTTCAACATCTCCTATATTATCTTTGTTGTTAGTCTTTGTAGTAATCTCTGTTAAAGAATTGTGATATTTACTGTTTCCATTTGTGCTATTTATATTTTCCTTTTGTGTTATATCATCTTTCCCGTCATTTCGCTTATCTTCTAAAAACTCAATAAATTCTTCAACAAACTTATCTTGATTTAATTTGTAATGGATAGTGGGCGAACCATTAGCTTTTTTTAATTTAGTTTTAATTAAACCTCTATCTTCTAAATTATTTTTAGCTTTTCTAGCATAATATTTAGGAATTCCCAACTCTTCTTCCCACTCTTTATAAGTTTTATAAATATAACCATCTTTCCGCTTTTCTCTGCCAGTCCAATAAACTAATTGAGATAACATTATTCCAGTTGACGGATCACCAGCAAATTTCATAAATTCTTTGGGAACAGCTAAAACATTATCGTTACCAGTTAAATTATGAATTAAATTAAACATTTGATTTTGGAAGTCGCTACGCATCTATATCATCATCCTCAATGGATTTGATATACTCAACATCTTCTGGTTCTAACTCAAACCACTCACCTTTTATTCTTTTATCAGAAAATCTTTCATGTAATTCTTTTTCTAAATCATAAATGTTAAAACTTTTAATTAAATTTATTGTCTTTAATTCAAAAGGCATCTTTGGTGAAATTTCATTATATCTTCTTTTAAAATTGTTGCTAACTCCTATTTTATATTGTTTTTTATCTTTAATTTTCAATAAATAAACTACACCTGGTTTGAGGTTGTTTTTGTTGTTTTCATTTAAGTTGGCTAATTTAGCCTCCCATTCTAACTTTTCTCTTTCTATTTTTGCCTCTTTATATTTTTCGTTCGGGTTATCTACATTATCTAAAAAATATTTAGTTGGGTCAACAAAAACTTTTTTAACAACAGGGAAATTTTCATAAATTGTACTTAAAATTAACTCCCAAGTGTATGGTGGTTTTCTGTCTGGAAAATCAAAATAATATTTCATATCAGGGTCTCCATTGGAGAATGAAAATTTAGCTAATATTTCTGGGTCGTTATAAATTGTAATAGCTTGTCCCATAATTCTAGAAGCATTCAAATAATCAGCCAATGAGTAGTTTGGAATTCCATTTTCTTCTACAAAATCACTCCACCATTTAAAATCTTCTTCACTAAAACAAGAATCACCTTCATATCCAGTTATTCCTTCAGCCATATAAGTTGTATAACCCATACCTAAACTATCAATAACATCTTTACAATTATACATTTAACAACATCCCTTTTATTATTCCTCTTATTATTAGAGGCAGGAAGTTGGAAGAGGAATGTTTGCAACCAACAATTCGGGAGCTACCCTATCCTGCCAATATGTACTAACTTTAACCTTACACTATAATTATACCACCCAACCAACAATAAGTCAAGGGTATTTTGAAAACTTTTTAAATTAATTTTGGAGGTGGCAACCAGAATTGAACTGGTATCCCTAGATTACAAAACTAGTATTCTACCTTTAAACTATGCCACCATATAGCTGATAGTTTTACTTCCGTCAGCTGCAGAAGATAACGGATAAAGACACCCGGCAGATACTGAGTGCTACCTTTTATCCTCCCACTTAATCTATTAAGCAACACCATCTGCCATAGCATTGCACAAGTGGTAACATATATATTATAAGTTCCTTATTACAATATACAAATTGCTATTTATCTCTTGCAGCTTTACAAATTCTTTTTTATTTAATTTTCTCAATGTATAATTGATAGCATTTGTTGTCGTTAACATATTTCCATTCTCATCTTCATAATTAATTGGAACAAATTCTATTTCTTCACAAATCATCTAATCCCCAACTTCTTATCAAGCAATAATTGGTCAATTTCTTCTACTTTTATATCCTTATCTAACATTTCAGCATATAATATCTCATCAGACTGCCCACTGCTTAAAAAGCCGTCATATTGGATAAATACGCAAGTATCAGCTCTATCTATCATGTGATAGCACTCATTCGTTATAGCCTCTCTCATATCGTCTGTATCAAAGTATGAGAAGCTGTGTAAAGGTGATAAGATTAATGCTTCTGGATTAGCTTCTCTAATCTCTTTGGCTATAAAATCAACTCTCAACTTATTAATTTTTGGATCATCAGCAAAAGGATGAGATAAGAAAATTAATTCATAACCTCTCATTTCTTTTTTAATGTCATCATAATCTATCATTTCCAACATTGTATCATTATTAATATCTAGATCATCATTTTGATGAATATCATCTAGGTTTTTCATTTTCCTTGATTGCAGCTCTGGCATTTCTAAAATTTCTTCTACTTTTAAACATTCTCCATTGCAATGGTCACACATTTTAATCTCCCCTTATAATAATTACAAATTATTTATTTTATTTTCAATTTCCTTTTTAGTTTTTTTGTCAAACTTTTCGGATTGACCACAATTAGTGCAATTTAAATGCTCAACAAATCCATTTTCTAAGTCAATTTTATCATAAAAATTATAAGATTCAATGCCACAGACCTTACATTTGTAAGCTGCCTTAACAACCGTTTCAATATGCCTGATTTTAATCTTTTCCACTTCATCATCCCCTAATAGTTTTCTACTTTATATTCTCTGCTAGAGTTATAATCATATTTACCATTTTTGAAGTTAACTATTCCATAACCATACTCCCACTTGTTACCCTTAGCATCTTTATTTCTAAACTCTACATCTTTATCTTCTATACAGCCAAACTCATAGCCATATCTGCCAAATGCTTCAGCATTACCCAGCCTGTGAGTGTGTCCTATGCCAACAGCTTCAAAGTTAGCAAACTCTTTCTCGTGTCTGCGTTTAATTAGATGCTTAATAACATTCTCGACCGATCTCATAGTTACTTTGGAATATCTGGAAGGATGAGCAAATACAAAATCTCCTAGCTGCATAAACCAATGATTAACATATTCTACATTATCAAAGTATCTAACTATTTCAGTAAGCGGTTTGTGCTTCTCCATTAAGAATCCGTTAAATCCAGTTACAATTTTATTCTTAAAGTATCTAGTCAATCTGTATTCGTGATTTCCGTTAATGATGTAAATTTTTTCAAATATACTTGCTAACTTATTCATTATCTTATATCCCATTTTATATTCATCACTCACATCAATATTTTTAGATTGACCGTAGAATGAAATGGAATCATAATCTAAATAATCGCCAGCAATAACTAATATATCTGCATCTTGATGCTGGTGGATAATTGCTTCTAATACATTAACATTAGTCTTAGGAATGTGCAAGTCATTGATAACCAACACTTTAACATCTTTGTTGCCATATTCCTCTTTAAATTGGCTCATAACCTGCTTAATATGTTCTTTTTCCTCTTTATAAGTAGAGTCTAAGTCCTCATCATATAAGTCTGCAAATATACCCTTGCCTCGCTTGTTAGGAATATAATCTATAATTGGACTTCTTCTAATTCTATTTCTAGTGGAATCCAAAGTAAATTCTTTAACTTCACCATATTCTTTATTTAAGACTTCATTAATCGCTGAATAATTATTGCCATACTTATCATATAAATCTGCTAATTTCTTTTCTATTTTAGGATGGTCATCCCATCTAAACATATTTACCCCTCTCTATAAAACTGTGCCTATAATCTGCCAACTGTCATTAACTTTTGTATAAATGTGAATTGCACCATAACTCTCAATTTGTTCAATTTTGAGCCAACCCCGGCGATAACCCTCTAGATGCTGTGGAAAGTTTTTCTTAATATATTGAATAACATTATAATCATCTCGTTGATAATCATACATATTGTAGACTCCTTTGAAGTGTATTATTGGTACTCCCCGTGGGATTCGAACCCACACTTTACTGGGCTTAAACCAGTTATCTCTGCCGTTGGATTAGAGGAGTATGGTGGAGGTGGTTGGAATCGAACCAACGCAATGGCCATCCCGGCTGACGGATTTACAGTCCGTTGCTTTTCCTACTTAGCTACACCTCCATAATGGTACCCGCTGTGAGATTCGAACTCACACTAAATTGCTTCTAAGGCAATTAACTCTGCCGATTGGTATAAGCGGGTATTGTTAGCAGGAGCGATCAATTTACCACTCCTGCTGAAAGGGGGATAAAACGAAAAGCTCTTTACATAGCTATTCACTCTATACCTACATTATATCATACTTTGCTAATTTAAGTGAAATATATTGCATATTTGTTGCATTAATCATATAATATTTCATCAACTCCAAATTCATCAACTAAATAAATATTTCCGCTTGCAACTGACTTTGCTAAATAAAACATTGCTTCATCATTCTCACTATACTCCTTTCCACAAACTACATGCTCAATACCGTCTACGCTAATGAAATTATCCCCAACTTCTAACTCATCTTTCTTTTTAAGTGGCGATAAACTTTTTTCACTTACTATACAATTAAAATATTCTTCATCATATAAATATTGACCTTCAATAGCATAATTTAATTTTCCTTTATTTTTACTTATTCCAAAAATTTTAACTTTGTATTTGTTTCCAAGTACATTTTCAAATAAAACCTCATCGCCGACTTCAAATTTATTAGCCGGTTCAAAATCTTTTGGTCGCCAACCATATTCTATTCCTTCTAACAAAATACAACCACTTTTTATTATTTTCTTAATAGTAAATATTTCTCCTTTTTTTATTGGAGAGCCAAATATTTCTGTTCCATCTGGCATATTTGTGTTAAGTCTAACTTTCATTCCAACTTCACAATCTTCAATTTTCATTTTTTACCCCTCCATCATATTAAATAATTTTGATAATTTTTCAAAGCAATTGCTTTTCACATCAAAATACTTTCTTTGTTGATACCTAAAACTATCATCGCCCCACACTTCTTCATCTGGCACACTTCCTGGTGTCCACTTCCTCAAATAAGGTTCTAACTCTAAATTATACAACTGTGTGATAATAAACAACTCATCATCATTAAGTGTTATTAACATCTTATCAACAGTATCCACAAAGTTTTTCTTCTGCTGCAAGTTGACTTCTTTATCTTTGAAAATATCATCAAACTTTTCATAAATTGTAATGTAATCGCAATAATTAATATATTGCTTTAATACTTTATCGACCAATTCCTTATCCATCATTTTCACCTTCAATCTTGCTATATAAATAATGATGTAAATCATAGAATTTAGCTGCTAAATAAATTATTGGAGAAAGCAAACTAAAAACTATAAAAATAAATACATCTTGAAAAATAGATAACCATTCTTCTTTTATTGATTGAAATAATTCTGGTGTCATAAGCACTAACGAAATTCCAAAAAATAAATATACCAACATAAAAACACCCATCATAATCCCTTCTTCCACATTTTTTCGCACAACTTTATGTTCTCTATCGGATCAAGTCTTTCCTCACACTTCTCGCAGTCTAAACTATCAACTCTATCATCCTTAACATTGCACCACTCCACCTGATACTTATAGTGAATATTAGCACACCTTTTGTGGCTTGTAATTGATTTGTGGAAGTGGCACAAACCTTTATTAGTAGTGAGGTTTGTACAACTATCAGCTGTGCATTCTGTATAATTATTCATAGATTATTTCTTCAATGTCTTCTGGAAACATTGTTTGTATAAGACCTTTACTCCCAGTATCATTTATTTTGCAAATATATTTCTTTTTATTATAAAAATCATCATAAGCAACAAATATTATTCTAAACTCATAAAATTTATTTCTAAATTTATCCCCAACTTCTAACTGATCTTTCTTTTTAAGAGGCAATAAATCATGTTCAGCAACTATTTTATTCACTCTTTTCTTTTTACCATAAGGCCCTTCATGGATGTAGCTAATAGCATATTCTTTTTTAAATTTATCCCTTTTTGGTGCAATTCCAAATATTACAGCTTTTTCTCTTGATTTAATAGTTTCACTGTCAAATGATTTATATATAACTTCATCATCAATATTGAATCTGTCAGAGGCACTAAAATTACTTGGGTCAAATTGTTTTCTCCAAACCACAATATAATTGTCTTTTTTATTAATTTCTTCTATAGTACCTTTATCACCTTCTTCAATATCTAAATACATATCAGTATAATTATGCTTAACTGTTTGACCTACATAGCAATCTTCTATTTTCATTATTTATCCTCCTTAATTTTAATATCAGAAGCTATATCCCAAGCTGATAATCCACCTATAATAAATAGCAACTCTCTAAACACATCATAACTGAATAAATTCCACACTCCATAACTAAATAATCCTATACCTGTTAAAAAGAATAACCAAAATAGTAATATGTTAAATATCTGCTTTACTTTCATGCTTATCCTCCTTAGCTGCATAAGCTATAATTGAATAACCAGCAATATCTTTGTTAGGGTCTTCATCCATCAAATCACCTTTAGGATTGCTAAATATCCTCGCTTGCTTATCTATTACCCTTGCCTGCCTTGCTATAACATCAATCATTTCTTCTGGTATAGTGTATGTTCCATCGTCATTGCTGTAAGGCTCTAAAAACACCTTTAATATGCGTTTTGTGTTGTTTATGCTATTTCCATATGCTTGATTTTTGCGGTCCACTAAAGCACCTATTCGCTGACCGATAGTTTCATATTTGATGTGGTTATTCATTTCTATATTCCTCCAATTTAGCTTTTAGTTCTCCGATTAATTTATCAGCTTCTTCAATGTTTTTTTGGCCTTCAATTGTTGGATTAAGACTTTTGATTATTCCAAAAACACCTTGTAATAATAATATCCACACTTTGAGTTTAAGTTTTGTCATTAAAATCAACTCTATCGTTTAAATATTCTAATATTTTATTTTCCATTAATCTTTCGTCATAACAACTAATTGTATCATCTAACACGACTTCTTCCACAAATAATTGTATAGCAAAATATAATTTATTTTTATTGACTTTAACACATCTTTCAGCTAATATTTTAGATACTTCTTCATTTCTCATTATCTTCCCTCCAATGATGTAAACAAGTATAAGCTATTGCTATTGCATCGGCTTCATCTTTTTGCACATCCTCAATACCATACTTGCTGCACACTAATTTGTTAATATCATCTTTGCTGGCCCTACCATCACCCGTAAATACTTTCTTAATATGTGCAGGTGTATAACCTCCTACTTCAATTTTACCATTCATTAACATTATTGCTCTGTATATTCCCAAAAAATTAGATGTACTTCTCAAAGTTTTTCTATTCGGACCATAAGGTTTTTCAAATCCAAAGTAATCAAAATCCTTTTCACGTAACTCATCAAAAAAATTGATAACATTTAAATCCCTATCTGTGCCAGTTTTCTTAAATGTAAAATTACCACTCTCTATTAACTCATCATTTTCTGATATTATTGCCCATCCACAATGATTTGAGCGTGTGATACCGGGGTCAATTGCTAGTATATTCAGAAGCTTTTTCCTCCCATCTTAATTTAATTATTCCTTTATATTTTTTATTTTTATTTAACTTATTCTTAACTTTAATTGACTGCCTGCCGACTTTTGAAGCTGTCTGTATAATCATATAATTAAGTGTGAATACTTCTTTTGCTAATTCTTCTTCACCATCATTCATTAATTCATCTGCCAGCTTACTAAGTCTATTAACCTCCTCTTTATCAAAGAAATAATATACATTATCAGCTTTAAATTTCATATAACCACCCCTTATAATTGAGAAGCAAGGCAATGTCTAACTGCTAGCCTCACAGTACCTCAACTTCTCAGTCGGCTAAAAATATAATAAAAGTTAATTGTTGGCACTTATTCTAATGTCGGTGTTTAATCTAATTAGAAACTATCATCGAAATCATCAAAGCCATCAACTACATCATTTGAGTTTTGTTGAGTATTATTTGGCTTCTGTGAAAAGTTAACTACTTTATCGGCGTTGATTTTCAGCTTGCTTCTTTTCTCGCCGTCACCATTTTCCCATCTATCCTGTCTTAATTCACCTTTAACCAATACTAAATCACCTTTTTTAGCATCCTTGTTATATTCAGCTTGCTTGTAATTACCTCTATCCCAAATAGTTACATCAATGAAATCTGTTTCATCACCATAACTTCTATTAACTGCCACTGTAACATTAGCAACACCACTTCCATTATTAGCATATCTCATTTCTGCATCTCTAACAAGATGACCTAAAATAAATACTTTGTTCATATTTGGCATTTTACCCCTCCATTTTTTTACTAATCTTATTTCCAAATTTAGTATTTTTGCAAATAACTATCTCACTGGACAACTTCCACCGCTTTCACAACTGCTTCCAACATCTCTTTCATCAACACTTAGCTTAATATCAACTTCTTCTTCAAGATTAGCATCACAATGCAAACAATAACCTCTGTGATTAGATGTTAACTTACCACATTTAGGGCAGTTAACCATTTCAATTTCTTTGGACATATTCCACCTCCTTACTAATATTATTTTCATTTTTAGTATATTTGAAAATAACTATAAATCACGCCCCATATTATTTTCCCAAGCTGAGTCTAAAATTTTCTGCATTTCTATTACATCTTTTTTAATTTCAATTAACAATTCCCTTTCTTCTGCATTTGGATGTTTTCCTAATAATTCGTCTATTTTACCTAACGTGTCATATTTTTCTGGTAAACTCATATGTTTTCCTCCCTCTCTGCCCTCTTATCTACCCACATAAAACACATTTCATGCATACCGTCAATTTCTTTTTCATCAGGCTTAATTTCTTGCTTACACTTTTTACATATTTTCATAGCTTCCTCCTTTTCTATTTAATTTTATATTTATCTAAAAAATCAAATATTATAAAACCCGCTTGGATTATAAAAACTATTGCATATATTGAAGTTATTGTCATAATTCCGCCAAATAATAAATCGAACGCCCACTCGTCTAACTTATGTGCATACTTGTTAAAAAATATCCATAAAACAATAAAGCTAATAGTTAGTGAAATCATATTATAACCCCTTTCTAATTTTAAGCAACCATTCAGCAGGTTTGTCAGTTAACTTTTCCATTGTGTCAAAAAACTTAATTATAATTTTAGGTAGATTTTTAGGATACTTTTTATTTTTAATAGCTGCGTATTGGTCTGGATGATCAACTTTTAATTCTTCTTCAATGGAAACTTTAAGCAATTTAATCGCCCCCCCTAATTA